CAAGCTGCCGCAGGACGGCAACCTCGTGGTCGTGGGCGTCACCGATGGCCTGTACAGTGTCGGATGCAGCCTTCTGTTTGTTGCATCCCTGACAACTGACGACCGAGAACGCCAGTATTGCAGCGACCAATGCAAAGGCCGCACCCTTCAGGTACTTCCGAATCTTATCCATTGATTTTCTCCACCACTTTCCTTTTCATGTCACTGCGAACATCTCTTACATCCTGCCGTATGACTTCCATGCGATAGTGACTCTCTCGCACGGCGGCAGCCATCTCCGCGATGGCTTTGGTACTCTCATTCATTGCATGCATTGCTTCAGAGTGCATCTTCATGACACTACGCACTACCGTTAGCACCAGGAATCCGATGAACAGTAGTATACCGCTTTGAATTAGCGGGGCAAACTGAATCAATTCGTGCATCTACGACTCCGTGTTTGATTTGGCATTTTCTGCACATGTACACACTCTTTTTCCCAGACAAGAGAATCTTGCGGATGTCCTTCTGGTGTGTCGATTCGCATGTCTGGCATACCATCACGGCACCTCTTGCTTGGGCTTTACAGCCAACTCCTTGCGCATATCCGCCAGGCCAGCCGCCAAAATCGCATTGATGGCCGGAAGGTCAACATACGCCTGTACATCCACACCAAAGCAGTCGTCCATAGCCTTGGCGTACTCCACGCACGCTCTATTGATGACTGAGTGCAGTTGCACCAGTTGCGCCTCGGCGGTGCGATTGGCCGTCTGTGTTGCCTTAGCTTCGTCGATCTTGAGCATGTGCTGTTCCTTTTAGGCTGCGAGTCCATACGTCTGCAAGATCGCAATTACATCGGCCAGCGTAGTTGGAGTAGGCTGCTGAACCACAGGAGTTGCGCTAAAGAAGCCAATCTTTCCTCCGCTGCTGCCGTTGATCGCAAGAACGTTTGCGGCGGCATCATCAATGATCGTGAACAATTTGCTTCCAAGAGTCAAAGAAAATACAGTTGTGTCCGCTGCGACTGAAAACTGCGTTGCAGAACCCGCAATATCAACGTTGGAGCCATTGAACGTGATAAACCCAGAGAATGCTTGAGTGCCTTCCAGCGTGGCCGGAGTAAGGTTGTTAATTGTTGTGGTTGATGGAAGTTCTACTGTGCCGGTAAACGTTGCGCCATTAAAGAATGTAGCAAGATCGTTTGCAAAGAATTTGGCATCTGTAGAGAAGTAAAGCCCATACCCGTCTGATTTGCCAGCCTTTGCGATTGAAGTCAATCCGTCGTTCGACTTGATTTGCCACTTGTATTCTCCATCGACCTCAGAGACGCGAATCTGATTGAATCCAGTCCATGTTTGTGGACTGCCACTAGTTCCGCCCGCAAGGTATGCATCTCCGCCCCCGCCGCCGCCGCTCTCCAGCGAATGAACAACACCATCACTGCCAATGTACGACAGTGTTCCAGCGTTGTTGAAGATGACCTTGTGGTTGGCCGCAGGCGTGGCGTGGCCGGTCTGCGACTTCAGGATGACGCCATCCTGATAGGCCAGCCCTGTAGTGGCGCTCATGGGAGCCAGCGCCAGGGCAGCTTTGATTGCGGTGTACCAATTCGGGATGGCCATTTAGCGCCTCAATTCGTTGGCTGAAATGCTGAAAGTTGGAGCGCCAGCGGCGGTGGCAAAGTGCAGTGTGCTCAGACCGGGGCCAATGTTGATGCCACCGCCAGTCTTGAGCTTGTACTTGCCAGACTCGGCTGAACCATCCGCCGTCACCTGCTGCCCGCTGCCCAGATAAATCGTATTGTTGTCGGTACTACCATCCACCGCCTCGCCATCATGCACGGCATTGTAGCGCAGGGCCGGGTCAAGACTGATGTACTGCCATGTTGTGGACGCGGCTTGGACGCAGAAGCGGTCTGTGCCATCGCCATTGGTCCCACATGCGGGCGGTGTTGCCGGAACGGATGCTGGCATGGATTACCCCTCTTCTAAACGCCTACGCCGGTAATGACGGTGTTGGGATACCAAACATCCCTATCGTCCTGATCACGCTTGACAAACCCGGCCACGGCGCGTTTCTCCGTCCTGATGGCCTGAGCGAGAAGATACTGCCAGTCGTCCCAATAACTGCCTTTTTTCTCTGTCTTCTTCAGTTCGGCGCACGCCAGACATGAAGCCAGGGCAGTTTCCGCCTGCTGTGCGCCGCCTGCCGGGTAGTTCGATCCGGTGATGTCATTCTGGTTCACCCTGTAATAGTACCCCAAGGTGTATACCTGATCCGGGATGGGCCACATGATCACCTGCTTGCGCAGTCCAGTCGTCCCGCCCAGGTTGGTCGTTTCGATGGCGTACCGCTGCGGCCTGCCGGTGTAGTTCTGGTTATTCGCCAAGAAGCGTCGAACACTTTCAGCCGAATCCTGCCGCACCACCGGGCCGATGGGATCATCGTCGGCGAACGTCATGTCGCCTTCAATCACATCGCCGAATAGGTCGGGGAGGTCGTACACGTTATCCCCTGCAACAGTATCGAACGTAGTCCGAATGTTGAGGAAACTCCATGCGTAAGCACCGTAGAACTGCCGCAATCCGCGGGCAATGATGCGGGCAATTTCGGCAGTTTCCGCCGCAGACCAAGCGCCAGATGTCGTGCCATAACCCAGATAGTCAGCGACCTGCAACTGAATCTGGGTAAATATGAGACTGCTGGTTGCTTCGGCCATGAATCACCCCTTACGCTGTCACCAGTTTCTTTTCGATCTTCTTCGGCTCTTCAGGAACCGGAGTTTGGTCGGGGAACGGCTTGATGGCGAGCTTCTGGTTGTCGAGCACCATCAGCATGTAGAACTGCGCCGGGGTGATGCTCAGGGTATGGCTGCCGCCACTGCGAGATAGTTTCTCATATTCGCACGCCTGCGCAACAACTTTTGGGCTTGGCTCCAAATTGTTGTTTTCAATGATGTGGCGAACATTGCGGGACGGGCAAACAACGGGACTCAGTTTCATGGGAACTCCTGGTCGTCGGTCGAATGTACCCGCCAGAGTCGCATTTCCTGAATGGAAAGTGTTCGACTCTGGCGGGCTTGAAACGATATGGTACCGGGGGCTTACGTGATGGCGAGAACGGTGGTTGTCGCGGTGGTTGTCGCGGTGTTGGTGCCTGCGCCCACGCCGCTGATCTGATCGGCCACCCAGCGGCCACCAATCCAGACAAACGAGATGCAGCGAGCAACGGATGCGGCGATTGTCACGGAAGTCAACTGGATGGAGCTTGACGCCCATGTGCCCTGGTAGTGGTGCGCGCCCTTGGTGACGGTGATTGTGAACCCGCTGGTGGTCATCGCTTCGCATTGAATGCGTTTGCGCTGGCCATCAAAGGTGCCGTCAGCCAAAGTAAACGTCGCCGCAGCTGACATGGTTGCCGCCAGGAAATACGTAGCGCCACCCTTCGTAACAGTCTGAGCACCGCCAGATGCGCCGGGGGTGATAACCTGAACACCGCCGCTGTCGGGGGCTGCACAGGCCACAAATTCGCACTGCACCAGACCTGCACCGGTGCGACTGCCGCGCGCGCGAACGACGCCACGCCCCATGACGCCCTGATCTGTCGCGCTGTACTGGCCCGCAGTCGTGCCGCCCATCACAGGCCACAAGTAGGTGTCCATGCCTTCAGTTACGTCGCCATCGACGTACACCTGAACATTGACGCCATCGTCGGGGACGGTGATGGTCACTTCCTGCCCCAGAGCATTCGCAGGATAACTGTCCAACAGGATGCCCGCAAATGCCTGATTGTTGCTGGTTGAGGGTTTGGCCACAACTGCGCCACGGCGCGGATCATCGGAGGTCAAAGCAACAGCAGGGTCGGCACCAATGGCACCAATGGCACCAGACACGTAACACAGCGCCGTACCCTTGGTAAGTGCGCCGGTTTCGGTGGTCCATACCTTGCGGGAGTTGCTTTTCCCCGTTACGAGACTGTCAACATTTGTCGAAATCATTTCCGTTTCACTCCCAAGTTTGAATGTTGAAGGAATCCCCCCTGCATCACAGGGGGGAGAATCGGTTCACTCCAGCTTAGGAGTACAGAGCGGCGCGCGCCAACAGGAAATTGCGGCGGCGATTGAAACACATCAACTGGCACTTGGAGTCAACCCAGAACTCAGTGATGTTGTGGTTGGCCGCGTTCATACGGGTGATTTCGCGCTGCCACAGGCTGGGGCTGTACAGCAGTTTGAAGGCGCTCCAGTCCACACCGATGAACGGATGGGCGGTGCTGGCTGTCAGGGTCAGGCTTTCGTTGGCTTCACCCCAGGTGGCGTCAAGCTGCGGTGCCCACTGCACGGACACGCCACGGAACATCACGGTGCCGTCTTTCTGGGCCAAGTCGCGGCTGACATCATCGGCGCGGGCCTCCATCAGTTCTTCCAACTTGCAGAGGATGGCGTAGGTCGTGTACATGCCAAACCTGCGGGTGGGATTCGTGACCTGGGCAATCTGGTTCACCGGGGCAACAAACCCGGTTTTCACATACGCCTGGCGAATCTTGCGCACCAAATCGGTGGCCGTGGGGTTGGTGTAGTTGCCGGTCCAGTTGCGCCACTTGTCGCCCAATGTGGTGGGATTCAACCCGCCGACAGTTGTGAACTGCGTGGTAGGCACGCCGCCGTTGAAGCCGGTGGTGGCGTTGTAGGCCAGCCAGTAGGTCAGGCCGTACATGGTGTTGTCGGAATCGTTGTCGGGGCAGCCCCAGAAGGCGCCTTCAAACAGTTCGGCCAGTTCGCAGAATGCCGACTGCCGCTTGACGCGGATCAAGTCGTACACCTGGTCGGAGGTGTCCTGTTCGGTGATTTCCTGTTCGCGAGAGTCAAACGCATAGCCGGTCTTGTTGTACCGGAAGGGCGCCGTCATCTGCTGCATCATGTTGCGATTGTTCAGGCTGTCAGAATCGTACAGATCGGCCCAAACCGCGTTTCCCTGCCCATTGACGCGCACGTCGCGACGAATGGACGGACCCTTGGCGTTGTATTTCTCCATCTGACCTTTGCCGGTCAGGATGGAGTATCCAAGATACTCCTGCAACGGCAGCGCGATGTCTTCCACGACGTTCTTTCCGTGGTCGGCGATGGCGCTGTTAAAAAGATCGGCGTACCCAAGTACGGGAATCCCCATCTGAATTTCTCCCCTGGCCTACTGGCCGGTTGTTTTACTTTGAACCCTTCATGACGCGCGCAAGCGTTTTCTCATACTGCCCCTGCGGTTTTGCCTGCGCGCTCGGCCGGACAGTAGCCGTTGGCTTCAGTGCCGCTGATGCCTTGGCCTTGATCTTGTCGCCAAGAGCTTTCTTCTCGGCGGCTTTGTACAACTGAGCTTGTGTCATGTTCGCGTTCCCCGGTTCGTGGCACAGAGCAACCAGCGCATTCACCACCGCATTCCGATGCTTTGGAGTGCGCAGTTCGGGCGTCAGGTTCGTGGAGTCTTCCATCTGATCTTCAACGTACTCGCGAATAGCGGACTTCGCAGAGAGTTCTGTCGCCTGGTACTTCAGGGCTTCCAACTCTCCTTTGGTGCCCTTGATGTGCTTCACCAATTTGTCGTCGTACCCATCCCAGGTTTCTTCCTCTTCAACCGGTACTTCTTTGGGGGCGCTTTTGGCAGGCGCTCGGCGCTCCAGTTCTTCAACCAGTTTGCGAGCACCCTTTGTCCCCAACTCCTGAAGCGTCTCTGTCGATACGCCAACTCGGTCGGCACGGCGCACCAAGTCAACCAAGGCAGGGTCGAGTGTCAACGGCGCATCGCCGTCTTCCTCACCGCCTTCATCGTCATTGACTTCCGGTTCGCCTTCAGTGTCACCCTCACCGGTTTCGTCAATCTCTTCCGGTTCCCTTACGGGTGTACTGTCATTTTCGCCGTCGTCGAGCTTGGCCATCGTCCGTCTCCTTTAGTAATATGCGTTGTTTTCTCTGTAACCCATTGCCTTCATGTACGCTCGTTTGTGTGCCTGCGATGTCAGGATCGGGCACGCATCCGCTGTAAACTCCGTTGGCACACCCAGCCGCTTGGCTTCCGCCATCATTTCATCGCGCTGGGAAGGGTGCCCACCCATCGACTCGCTGATGATCGGCTTGAACCTGCTGTCGGCGGCCATACTGCGAGCCTGATACACCCGCGTCAGTGAGCGGCCTTCGTGCAGGATTGTGTCGTTGCCAATCTTCGCGGCCTCATACTGCTGCCACGTCAGGATCAGCGACACGTCATTGCCGGATTCGTCCTTGAAGTCGTAAAACATTTACGCCACCTGCCCTGCGGCTTGCGCCTGCTGTTTGGGTTGCTGGTTCTGTCCTGCGGCCTGAGCGCGAATGGCCGCATTCTTTGACGCCGTGGTAGGCTGCGAGCGAGATGTGCGAATGTACTCGCGGGGCGGCGGGGGCGGCTCTGCACCACCCGGCTGGGCCTGCGCCTGAGCCATCATCGCCACGGCGGGATTCATGACAACAATCTCGTCCAGTTCAGGCAGGTTGTTCAACCGCGCCGTCATTGCGACAATCTTGGCTGCGTCCACGATGTAGCCCTGCTGCGCCAGCGGGCCAGCCAGCGGCATCACCACTTCTGCAATCGTCTTGTTCAGTTGCGCTGACAGGGACATGGGCGTCTGCGGCACCATACTGTATGGTTCGATGTCGAAGCGGAACTGGTCCCATGACTGCGTACGCTGCTCTGGCGTCCACAGATGCGTGACGGTGGCCATGCCGGAGGGCGACTTTATATCAACCGGAATGACCATGTTGGAGTGCCAGACGTACCAGCCGATTTTGTAAGAGATGTCGCGGGCGAAGGCGTGAACGCGGTCGCGCATCTCATCGACCATTCCGCCTGCATTTGCGTTGAGTAGCTCTTCCTGGTGGGCGGTGCCCGCCTCTGTACCCAGACCGGCAAGGACGTTCAGATTGCCAGATAGAACGTTAAACCACTCTTGGGCGGTGATGTTAAAGGCAAAGTTTTGCTGGTTCGGACCACCCAATTGCATGGAAATCGCCGCTTCACGGGCATTACCGGCAACTGAAATGTAATCAGAATCGCCAGCTTTGCCAATGCGCTTGAGATCGTCAATCTCTCCATTGGACACTACCACTTCCTTCTGACGGCGGGCCTGGCGGAATAGCTTAGATGTGATGTCATCAATGGCCTGCGACAATTCGCGCCATTCCAGCGCCGGGGCCATTGGAATCACCGACTTGGGCATCTCGCCGAACGTCAGCATGTTGAAAGGGCCGGTTTCAGGGCCGATGTACGGCTGCACCTTGACGACTTCGTAACTGGTGCGCGCGCGGGCAAGGAAGGTGACCAGCAGACGCTCCCGCGTCAGGAAGATGTCCAGAAACTCAACTTCCGGCTCCAGTGTATCGGGAGCGATGGACGTACTCAGGTTCTTAACATCGTAGTTCTCGAAGTGAACCTGTACCTGCGACTGCGCATTGGCCGACTTATCGCCCAGCAGGGCTGTGGCCTCATTCACCGGGACGCGGTAGAAATTGCCCAGGAATCGCAGGGATTGGAAGCTGTTGGCTGCTGTGTCGAACACCACATCGTCGAAATCAACGACTTCGCAGTAGATCATGCCATCTTCGCCGACGCCTGTTTTCAGGACACCGGCAGCGAATAGACCATCCTGCACGCACTGACGGAAGACCTTCTCCATCGCCATCACTTCAAACTGCTGGTTGATGCTTTTCTCCAGCAGCAGGGCAGCCGAGCGGCCTTCCTGATCCCATGTGCGACAGAACACCTTAGGCCGACGCGCGGCAAGGAGTCTCTGGTAGGTTTTGACTGCGGCTGTGAGTTTGAAGAGGCGGCACTGCGCCTGGACTTTTCGGTCTTGGCCGACCGTATTGATTTTCAGGCCGTAGGGGGAGAGGAACGCTTCGATGCACTCATATCTGCGCTGACGACAGACCAAGAGGTTCTGGCGGGTGTTCACCAGAGACTTCTCAAGCTGGCTGAAGGAGTAGACCTCCTTGCCTTTCTCGTCAATGATTGCTGTGATCATTCGCGCCCTTTCAAGGCATTCAGACGCGAATGATGTGTCAATTTCCGGTTAAGTCAAATTGGACATGTGTATCTTTTTGTGCGATACTTGTCTTTTACGTATCATGCATGAACTGTCAAGGATTACTTGACAACTGACTTTAGAAACGCAATACAGTCCTTGATTGTTTTGACCGTAAACCGGCCAATGACATGGTTTCGCCAAGGGTCTCTGATTCGATGAACTGTGATTGTACCATCAACGCTCATGCAAACGCTAATGTCTGTGCTTTTAATCAAGGCGTTAATAGCCTTGTGGTAGCGCATGAATATCTTAGAGTGCCCGAAGAAGCGGCGCAGGAAGAACCGACCATAGGCGCGCTTCTTCGCCTCCCGGTGGCTGCGAGTGTTGCCGTGGTTCTTGGCTCGGTACTTCATGATTGCATCATCTCCTTAATCTTGTCGTAATACATCTTAGCGTCAGTCGCGTTTCTGAATGCCAGTTCAATAACTGCGTGTCCATACGACAGTTCAATTTGGTGGGATGAAGTTCGCCTGAGATACTTCAGTCCGGCGCAATCGAGCACAAAGCCGCCAATACCACGATGATCGAATGGACCATCTCCTTCCTCAGTTTCTTCCACATCAAGCCACTTGCGGCCTGTTTCTTTGGCCTTTGCGTCTTCATCGCGCATCATTCCGCTCATTTGAACCCCTCCATTTTCGCTTTTTCCATGTCATCAATCATGACAGAGATGTCGTGGTCGAAGACTTCAGCCTCACGGCGAAGCTGCAATTCGTCTTTTGGTGCATTGTTGGCCTTGTTGACGGCCACCTTCAACTGGAGTTGCATGGCGGTGTTGAACATGTCCCGCTGAAGCATGGACGTGTCCTTGGATATAGGGAGACTCATGCCCTTCTCGTCCTTCCCTGGGCACACCCCGGCGATCATGTTGCGCACTGACTGCGGGTACTGCTTGGCGCGCATGATGAGGTCGGGGCGGTTGGCCTTGACGTGGTGCCACAGTTCGCCAACGGCGTACAGCAGCGAGCAGTCTTCAGCCTTCTTCGCACCCTTCGGATTGTGCTTCTTCGGGATGCGCGGCTTCTGGTTTTTCTTCATGGCGTGTTTTCCTGACAAGTACACCGTGCTTAATGAATGTCGAGAATATCTTCAGCATCCTTGATGTTTCGTAATTCTGACGACCACTCAACAAATGATCCACGGAATCTCGAAGGCAAATACCGCTTTTTTCGCGTACTTCGTCAGGCAGTATCGTGTCTCTGTAATTACGCTCATAATCCCGTCGAATCTCCGCGATCAATACATGCGCGGTCAACTGTGCGTCTTGAATGCGTTCGATGATCGGACGCACCTTCGCATCTCCCCCGCAGAACGGGCACGGCCACGGCTTCATTGGTTTACTCATCCTCTGCATCCTCCATCTGCTGAATCCTGTATGCCATCGTGTTGTATGCGACGGTCTTCTTCTTTTCCGGGCGGTTCACACGTCCCAGGATACTGACGTACTGATAGGCAATAGCCGTAGCCATCACCCGATCACCGTGGTTCTTTCGTGCTCCTGATGGGTCTACCGTAGCTCCAATGGCGACGAATTTCGGACAGTCTGAGCCTTCCACCCAGCAGTATTGACTGGCCTCGGCATGCACCTCTGCGCTGGTGACGGTCATCTTCCGTTCCTGCACTGCGGTGCGCCAGTCTTCTAGCAACTTCAGCTTTCCCTCGGCTGTTGACGCCCAGCCGGGCAGGTCGGACACGTCTTTTGACAGATGCATCTCTTCCCGGTGCAGGTAGTACCCTGTCGGCGGCAGTTTTATGTCGCTGTCCCTATCCGTCAGTTTGGCACCCACAATGCGTCCGGGGCCGTTGTTTTCCCAAATCCACCGCACCTCTGGCGAGAGCTTCTTGGAGCATGCGTACACCTTGCGGACATACACATCTGGCGTTGCCCTGCTGGTAACGTACTCTGCCACCGTCTTGCCGGTTGACCTGTCGATCCAGACCGCCACAGAGTTGCTGGCGCCCGTCCCCATGCTGATGTCGTTTCCGACCACCAGGAACATCTTCTTAATCTCTTCAAGTGTGTCCCATAGACGCAAGTTGCCGTCTGGCCGGGACACGAATACGATCTTCTCAAACTGGCTGTCGTAGTCTACGTCTCCTACCCAGATAGGGTCCTTCGCAGTCTCCTTGAGCGTCTTCATGAATAGCTCAGGGAAGTAGCGGTAATCGCTTCCTGTGTAGTCGATGTCCAGTTCCGATGCGATTTCCATCGGGGACATGCGCTCAGTTTCCTTGTCGTACCAGGGAGAGCGCAACTTCCCGCTTGCATCGTAGTATTGCCCGCGTCCAAGGTCCGGGTGTGCAGACCAGTGCAACCGGCACTTCAGAATCCCCTTCTTTAACGTCATCTGGTAGAAGTGATTGCCCTGCCCAGATGGTGTGGATAGGAAGATTCGGCATGGGGTTGAACCGCGCAATGACTTGGCCACCGACTCAGCCACGGCCACCGCCGCCCATTCATCGCACAGTGCGCGCCTGTACCGGCCACCGCGCCCTGCTTCTGGATTTGTCGATTCTCCTACGATCAGGTTATTGTTTGAGAAGTTAAAGAGTTTCATTTCATGCCGCAGTCTTCCATCCTGCGGAGCCATCCACGACGGCATGAAACCCAGCATGTAATCTAACTTCCCAAATAGGGAAGACGGATTGTTGGGATCATCTACAAGGTCCTGCTTGCGGCTCAGGACAAGCCACTGCGAATCTACGCAGCCGAACATCCACTCCCAAAGGATCACCAGCAGGCACATGTACGTGCCGCCCATACAGCGTGACTTCTCGAATAGGATGTCTTTGTTGCTACACGCAAGCATTTCCAGAAATAGCTTCTCTTGCTCTGGAAATAGGATGAATGGCGTCTTGGCGCCCAACCCAGCATTGATTGAGTCGGGAGCAATAGCACGAGGGTCATTTGACCAGACGAAGGTGTTCACCCAAAATACAGGGTCACGCCTACAATACTCCATCAGGACGCGGCGATTCTTCTCAGACTGCGAAGCGTAATTCCATACCCACCGGCGAAACTTTAGATTTTCTTTGACGTCCGTGGGCGCAACGAATCTGACTTTTTCTTTTCCTTCGCCTGCTGCTGGCTCTGGTCGTGCTGTTGCTGCAACCATTTTTCCACCTTCGTTTTGTCGAACCGCCAATCCCTGCCGAGCTTCATGAAGCACTCACAGGGGATTGTACCGTTAATCATCCACCGGCGCGCTGTTGACCGCTGGATGTCTAGCATTTCGCACAGTTCCTTCATCGCAAGGTGTCTAGCCATTTACTTCACCTCCGGCAGCGGGCACCACAAGTAGATACTAGACGGATTCACCCTTGCTTCTGTCAAGTCATGCACTGAAATCATCCGCGTTGGATCAACCCATCCAAAGAATGCGGATTCCCACGACGGAGATGTAAGAAACAACATCAGTTGACCTGCATGTTCGTTCATCTGTTCTTCCGTCATCGGCCCCTTGTGAAACCTGGACAGGTCGATGGCTCCGCTTGCAAGCAACTCGGCTTCAGCGCAAGACGGGCAGTGTGAATTGATTGGGTAGTTATGTTCGCAGTATTCCGCCATCTCAGTTCTCCCCGGCCCCGATCCGATTGAATACGTCCATGATCTTGTGTTTCATTGGCTTCGCCTTTTCCTTGTGCTTGGCGTAGGTGTCGTTGAGCCTGGAGATGATAACGGGCAGCATCTCAGGCGGCAGGGACATGAATTGAAGTACTTCCGGTTCCTTCTCCATCACCGGCACGATGGTGATCAGCAGCATCGGGTGTCCCCGGCGCTTCAGTTCGTCTGCGATGTCCTTGGCGGTGGCTTCGGTCAGAAGCATGTCGCCGTACCGACCTTCATTGTCATCCATTAGGATGCTCCTTTGCCCACGTTTTAAACTCTGCACACCCGCGTTCGTACCACCACACAAGGAACAAGGCTGCTTGGTCGTCCGTGTTGAATGACAATAAATGCTGATGTTCTGGTATGTCGTGCCTGATTTCTCGCGGCAGTTCTGGGTCTTCCATTATGCTTCAATCTCCCGGCGCTTGGCCTGTTTGTTTTCCGATTCCCGCATCAGGTGGCGCAGTTTGCGGGCACCTGTCTTCGTCTTGCCGCGATCATTCTCCCGGCGTTCCTTCGGCGTGTGATGCCACCGGGGGCTGTACCGCTTCTCCGTTCCCATGTTTGTCTCCGCTAAAAGCCCTGTAAAAGCTGGTCTTCAAATCTTGGCCAATATACGCATGTGGGTTCATGAGCAACATGCCGTAAATAACTTCGGCATCCAGTTTTGTCATGGTCACAGTCACCATGTCGGCCATCTGCGCGTGCGTCTTGCATCCGCAGATGAGTCTAACATTTGATGGCCTCAACCCGCTTCCGTCGCACTTGTCGCAGTCTGACATGGCTCAATCTCCTGTACTGAAATGATTTGGTTGCAGTTGGGGCAGTACGTCCACTCGTCTCTCACGCCCGTCGCAATGTCGATGGTAAAGCATTTGTTCTGGTGGCACTCAAAGATGCACCCGCAGCCAGGACAGACGCCACGCCTGTTTTTTATGCCTTCCTTGATGATCCTGAAGCCCTGCGTCATTCCTTCGTCTCCTGCAAAGCGTGAATTGCGTCGATGGTGACCGCCTTGTCGCGCTTAGGTAGATCGGCATTCCGCACAGCCGCTTCCATAACTTTCAGTTCTTCCGTATCGTCTGTTCCTACAATGCCAACCAACGCTTCTCGAACCAGTTTGTATTTTTCCGAATCAGTCATGGCGTCTCCACTGCAATCTTAACCAACCCATGCGGGTCTGTCTTCTTCCGCCCACGCTGGGCGTACTCCCATTTGAAACGTTTGTCACTGTCGTCGCCATACCCCTTGGCATTCAGGCTTTGCCAATCATGATGGAATGCGTCTGCAATGCCGTCCTTCAGCGCCTTAAATGCCCCCGGCAGATTTTCCTCTTTATCGCAACTGCGACCATATCTGGTCAGGGTGATGGTGATCTTGCACGCTTTCGTGCTCACCTTATGGCGGGCGGCCAAAAGGTTGATCCACGAAAGCGTCATGAGTTTGGCTTCTTCACGGACCTGCTTGGTATGCCGTACCCTGGCAAACCGGTGCATCGTGTTCAGTCCGTTCGTGGTCGGAAGGGGGTGATGTACCTTCCATTCGGTTTCGTACTTCATTCACAGCCCTTTCCAGCCACGGTATTTCCCTTTCCAAACTTTTCCTGACGCCACGATTGATACTTATCCGCCATTGCAAAAACTTGTTTTCAGGATCGCCTTCTGCTTCCCATAACAATTCTTTCATTTCGGCGGCAATGTCAAGCAGTTGGTTTTTTACACATTCCAACTGCTTGACACACCATGATTTGTTGTCGTGCTTCATTTGGCCAATTTCGCCCTTACTGCCGCATCTTTCGACTCAAGCAGCTTCCGCAGTGCAACAGCGCGCTCTGCGTTGCGCGGCAATGTCATGATGACTGCCGCAAGTTCTCCGAATGGCTTGGAGACTTCCTGCAAATGCGGCGGAAGATGCTCGTAAGCAAAGAATTGCATGATGGGTTCCGGTGGTGCTGATGTTGTCGTTTGCGCTTCGCTCATGACGTTCTCCAAAGATTGACCTTCGTTTTCTCAAAGGTCGGTTCGCTGTTCAGTCAGCCCTGCACTTCACCTGTTTCACCGTCCACCTGCTCTGCAAACGCCGGGGGTGCCGGCTGCGCCAGAATCGCCTGAAGGTCGGCGTGCAGGTTCTCCCACGGCACGTTTTCGTATGATGTCCAGTTCTGCCCGTAATACTCCTGCAACCACTTGGTACGTTCGGCTCCAGAATTGCGCTGGTAGCTTTCCTTCAGGATTTGATTGCATTCCTTCTCGAACGGCTTCCACTGGTAGGGCTGCTGCGCTTTGCCCTGAGCGGCTGGTGCAGGCTGAGTGTCCACGGTGCGCCCATTGGCAGGTTTCAGCGGTGGCGTAGCCTGGCGGGGCTGCGGTGCAGGCTGCTGGCGTGGCTGTGCAATCTGTTGTGGCACAGGCGTAGCGTTCTTTAGCGGCCTTCCGGCGTCGTCCATCTCTTCCGGCGCATAAATTCCGGACAGTTCAGCCGGGAACGCCTTGCGAAGCGCTTGCGCTTCGGCACACTTTCCCAGCATATGGACGGGCATCGTCTTCCACTTTGGGCCACCGGACGGCGCGTATTCGTCAAACAGGGCAACCGCTGATGTGGGGCGTGTGCTGCTCTTGCGATAGACGGTTGCGCGAGCGGCGCGCGGGTTTTCCTTTGCCAGCCAAACGGTGCGCCATACGCCATCGTTTCCGCAGTATTCGGTATCTCCCTGGCCGTCGTAGTCGCCAGATCGGGCTGCGCACAGGCGGAATCCGTCGATGGCCGTCTGGATTGACCACTGGCCACCGCGGTTGATGTAGTAAATTTGCTTGGCGAACGGATTCAACCCGCGCGCATTGCAGACGTGCGCGAAGTATGCCAACTGCATGGGGTTTGCGCCCTTGCAAATGTCGTCTGCAAGCAACTTCATCATGGCTTCATCTTTAATGTCAACCATGAGTGCCGTTGTTGTTTTGTCCTGTCGAGCGAGTGCCTGTGTCGTTTCCATTAGAAAGTGTCCTTCCTCAAATCCCCATCCGCATCGACGGCACCCACATTGGATCCGTCGATAATAACCGTGCCCTGCCCGCCAGACACCCGTTCGATCCACACCTGAAGGCCATGCTGTGCCGCAATTTCACCAACCTGTGCCATCGACTTCTCATCCAGCAGGCTGCCGTGCTTGATGAACACCGCCTTCAGTCCTGGGTTGCCGGACGCCAGTGCCACCCCGACCTTCAACTGCTCACTTGAGCAGCACTGCGCCAAAGGTATGCCATTGAACACCAGCGCGCCAGACGGATCAATGCCAAGGCCATCGACAGGGAATTTGGCGGTGCGAAGGGCTTCTTCGCGGGCATCCACCAGCCCCTTCAGTTGCTTGGTCAGGTAGTCTGAAGCCTCCCGCAGTTCCTTGCCACGGACGACGATGGCGTTGCGCTGCTGGGCGCGGCGGGCAAGTTCGACG